TGGCAACTTGAGGTCTTTGGCCAGGGTCTTCAGGTCATCAAGCGAGGTCGGATCAACCTCTAGACCCTCGGCAAACTGGAACGCATAGTTGACCTCTTCGCCGGTTTCTGCGGGCTGGTTTTCCGCAGGCGGCGTGTCACCGGGGGGGACCGGCTGCTGTGCCTCCGTCGCCGACGTCTCAGCGGCGGGGGCTTCCGTCGATGCATTGGCCTCAGCCGCCGTCATCAAGGTTTTGGGGACATTACTCATCTTTCAGCATCTCCAAGCAGGCCGCAGGCGCGTGCGTCCAAGCCTGGCGCAGCACATACAACCCGACAGCCCTTTTACCTTCTCGGTAGAAGGTTTCGTTGCCGCTGGCAAACGAAGACCGCGCCACGCCGCAGTGATCAATCAGGTCTCGCATGATGCGCCGGCCCTTTTTGCTGGTCATCAGCCATTGCCAGTCTTCAGCCTCTGCTCGCCGATCCAAGGCGACAGCGTGCCGCCGGTCGTTCTCGGCGCGGTTCTGCGTTGGCAAATCGAAAGGGTCAAACTCGATCACTTCTTCTTCTTTCCAGCCTTGCTGAGAGCGATGGCCACCGCTTGCTTTTGCGGTTTGTTCGCCGCCATCTCGGTGCGGATGTTGGCGCTGATGGTTTTGCTCGATGAGCCGCGTTTAAGGGGCATTGCTTTCCTCCATCCAGTACGCGCCCAACATCGCGCGGGCTTCGGCCTCATCGGCAAACTTCAGGAACACCGTCTCCGCCCCTGCAAACACACGGCGCGGGAGCGTGGGGGTCACCACGTAGGGCGCCAGGTCTGGGGTGTAGACCTGAGGCGCAATGTTGAGATGATAGCCTTCGACGTAGCCAAGCAAAGTTTGCACGCCCTCTTCGTCAGGCTCGCTCAGGATCAAGATCGGCACTGGGCCGTCGATAACAGATGCGTTCCACATTAGTTGACACTCCTAGACACCTCAAACCAGTTGCTCCCGTCGCACAGCAACGTCAGTACATCGTTTGCGGTAGTCACAAAATTGCCGGCCAAAATAAGATTGCCGCCATCCGTAACAGTGAGCGCGTCGTCAAAAACCAGTGTGATTACGTTGCAAGATTGGCCAGATATATTAATGCTGGTGATGCCTGTCGTCCCCGTGATTCGCACGATGCGCTGATTGGTGGGTAGCGTAAGAGTCGCCGCACTAGCGACTACAGGAAGGGTCGGATTATTCGTGGACGCTCCAAGCGTTCCGCTTAGGTTATTGTTGCGATATCCGGCGTAGCTTGCGCTGCTGCTTGCGTTTCTTAACGCTTGCTCGTAAGCGCCTAACAATTCGTTATCTTCGACCGAACTTGTCGTTTGTGTGCCGCCATCTAAACGCAAGGCGTGCTGCATTCCGCCTGCGCTGCTTGTAACGCGGTTGCGCTTAATTGCATGGTAATCCAACGCTTGAAAAAAAATGCCAAATCTATCGCCTGCTGTGTTGGCCTTAGCCACATTGTGCAATGTATTGTCTGAGACTGTCACGTACGAACATGCAAATGCATCACGAATGCCGCTCAACTGGGTTTCGGATATCTTATTTCCGCGAATGTCAAAATGATCGCAAGCGCTTACTGCGACGCCACTAAATCCGCACGAGAAAAGCACGTTATCAGCCAACACGCATTGCACTGCATTATTGCAGCTAAGAGCTGAGCCGACGACATCGCCCACCGTATTGCCTGCAATTATGATGTTACGGCACTTTTTAGTCTGTGGCGATCCTGGCGGATCAATCAAGCTACCGGTGCTAAGCGTAATGCCGTGATCTCCGCAATCCAGCACGGAATTGCCCGTCACAGTAATGTTAGATACGTCCGCAAACGCATTTTCTGCTTGTATTTTGATGCCTTGCAAAGCGATGTTAAAGACGTTGTTTCCGCATATCGTCCAGTTGACGCACGCCGCTCCAATATAGAACCCATGTTGCCCTGATATGTCGTGAATAGTGTTGTTATTTGCTACGCCTTGCACCGACCGTTCGATGCGTATCCCGTGCAGGGTTGCACTGATATCGTTCCCGCTGCAAACCAGGTCCTTGCAGCCTACATCAAACAGCACCCCATAGCAGCGCAAATTTGTGCTCGCTGGGATGGTCGGCGCTCCGGGGCCTTTGATCGTATTGTTTGATACGTTGACAGAGGATGCGCCGGCAAAATAGATTGCCGCATAGGTCACTTGCGTGAACGTACAATTTTGCACCGTGACGCGCGCGGACCCGGCATTGCTAAACACTGGCGCGTGCGGGTTCCCATCGTTGGTCGCATATCCAGCGGCGGTGTCCTCAAAGCGCAGACCCTCTATCACAACGTCTGTGCGGTTTGTCAGGTTAAAGATTGAACGGATGTTTGTGGTTTGTTTTATTGTCGCGCCGCTGCCATGCAAATACGAGCTTGTTTGAGGGAAAAGCGTCGCAGTAACTTTATAAATGTAGTTTGGGCCGCCGAAATCAATTGCTTTGGATGCTGATAGCGCCGCCTGAATTGACGTTGTGTCATCAGCAACGCCGTCGCCAATTGCGCCGTAATCTTGCGGCGTAACCCAAGCGTTGAGCTTAATGACGTTTTCGTAAGCCTTGCTCATGAGGTAATGGCCTGCAATTGTGCGTCAGTAAGCGCGGTTGAAATGACAGCGGCGCGGCGGAGGTAAAGGAAACCGTAATTAGCCGTGCTGCCAAAATCCCCAAACCGAACCGTATCAGGCGCAGAGGTTGGTACAGACGCCGTTGTATCTGCGGTGGCAAGCGTGCCTGCGCGCGCGGCTTGCACATCGTCAACCACAATACGCCCTGCGCCTTTGGTAATAGCGCCAACAGATATTGCGCCCGTTACCGTGGCATCGCCATCGTTTGCGCCGCCGCGCGCCGTCACTGACAGCGTGTCAGAACTGCTAAAGCTGATGTTAGCTCGCTGCGCCCGTGATGACGCATCGACCTGAAACACGCCTTCCGCAGCGTTAGTATCGCCATTGCGAACAAACTCAGCAAACAGCGAAACGGGATACGCCACACCCGTCAGGCTCGCCGTAACCTCATCCGCAGCGCGCGTTACCGTGCTGGCTGCGGTGGCAATGTAGGACGATGCAAACGGCGCGGCCTCTACTTGTGCGCCCCAGAGCGCAACACCGCTTACCCCATCGCCGGAGAATGTGAGAGATGATGTAGTAGGCGACACCCAGATGAAATTCGCGTTGGCGGCACCGATGGCTTTTGTATAGGTCAAACGATACCAGCCATCAGGAAAAGCGGTAATCGTCGAGCTGCCGCCGCCAGGGCCGCCCGTGGTGGCAGCGTTTAAATCAAACCAGTAATAACTAGACCCGCCATCCATCGTAATCCAAACGACGCCATAGCCAGCCGCTTTTGCGTAGATCGAAAACGTCAAGGTAGTGCTTAACGAAATAGACTGATCTTGCCGAATTCTGTGGTCTGTGTTTGTATTATTCGGAACAAAAGTGTCAGCCGTCGTCGTCCCATCCGGCGCGGCAATTGCGTTTGCCGTTACAGCTCCCGCAGTCGCAATCCAGAAAGTATCAAACTCCTGACTTCTCAGCAGCAAATTCGTCCTCGCCCCCTCCACGAGCACGCCTTTATCGGTCCGCCTCAACACCCCGCTGCCAAACTCCACAAGCCGCCCGTCGCTCGTCTCCGCATAGCCCGTGCTCGCCCGCGTAACCGTCAGCCCCGCATTTGTCGTCACCACGCCAGCGCGAAGGTAGGAGTTGTCAACAAAGTCCCAAACGTCGGACGCGCCAAAGCGCTCCAGGGTGCGCAGCGTTTGCGACCCTGGCGTAAGCCAGCCACGCTTGAGCCAAAGTAAACTCACGGCTGCACCACCAAAGTGATCGTTCGCGCGCCACCCTGGTTGACGGGCGTGCCGGATGTGCCTGAGCGGACCTTCATGTACCGCACGCCAATCCAGTCGCCAATGTTGAGCATTGAGTAATAAGACGCCGCAACAGTAAGAGAACGCTCGGTCGCGCCGTCATACATATTGTCGTAAGTCGCGCCATCGGGTGAAGCCTGGAAGGTCAGCGAAGCCGCTGTCCAGCTGGCCGGCATATCGATCGCCACGAGTTTGCGCCCGCCGAGATCCACGGCGCCCGATAGACTGCCGCCGTTTTCAATTGTGCAGGTCAGCGTTTCGACCGCTTGGGAAACAACGGGCGCACCCATCTCACTTGTCCTTCTTCTTCGAGCCGCCGCCGGCCTTGGCCATTGTCGGGCGAGCGCCGCCGCGTCCGCCTTTGGAGCCCTTCGCGCCCTTCGCGCCGTACGCTTTCATCTCAGGCATCACACGCCTCCATAGCCGCTAAACATGCCAATGAGGTCAGAGGCGGCGTTGGCCTCATTGGTTTTGACCGTGCCAAGCTTGGCCGCTGCGTCAGCCTGAGCTTGGATCTGCTGCATCTGCTGCGCCTGGGCTTGGGCCTGGGCGCGCTGTTGGCGGATCATGACCACGTCCTCGCTGGCCACGATGAGGTCAGGATCGACGCCCAGCATGTCGGCGTAGTGATCGGCCCAACGATCGACATTGAGCTTGTCCAGCACCTCGGGGCGCATCTGTGCGATAGCGCCGACATTGCCGACGAAGCGGTCAATGCCATTGACACCGATCGCGCGCTGGGCTTGCGCAAGCATGGAAACAAATTCAACGTCAAGCTCCGCGCCTTGCAGGGCTTCTGGGATTGGCGGAACCAGATTGGCCGCGACCATGCGGAAGAAAGTCTCGTCGATCAGGGGCTTGAGCAGCTCATTATGCAGGCGCTCAAGCACGGGGCCAAGCATGAGGAGTTTCTCTTCGTGCCTCTCGGCAACCTCAGTGGCGGTCATGCGGGCCGTGTTGCTGCTGGCCAGCATGAGGAACAGGTCAGCATAGAACGCCGACCGAATGCGCCCGCGCACGTCCTCGATGTCGAACAGAAGATGCTGCAAATCAATGCGCACATCGAACAGCGTGGCCACGGCATTCTGCGCGCCAGGCGCATCAACGTAGGTGACGCCGCCGGGCAGGTAATCGAGATCCCGGCCCTTCATGCTAGCCGGGACTTGGAGCGGCGGCTTGGTCTGGTAGTCGATGGCATTGGCCTTGCGCAGCTGCTCATGCTGGAGCTGTTTGATGTCGCCGAGGGCTTCCATGCCGGGGCTGTTGCCGTACACATCGCCGGGCATCTTGTGCCAGCGTGGGGCTAAGCCGGGGAAGCGGTCATAGCCGCCCTCGCGCAGCAGGCCCTCGCCCTCGCTGCCTGGCTCGAAGTAGACGCTGCGCCAGGGTTTGTTTTTGCCGTCACGCCGCGTGATATCGCGATCTGTGCGCGGCTCAACGCCGTGGATGACCGGCACCCAAGCGTCGAGATTGCCAGAGCGGTACAGGTTCTGCGTCGTGCGCGAGCAGGCTTCCAGACCGAACTCGGCTACCAGCTCAGAGACGGTCTTCTCGAACTCGCGATAGATCGTATTGACGTTGCCGCGATAGTCAGTGGCCAACGCAAACTCACCAACCGGGCTTTGGTAGTGATGGATCAACGCATCGTAATCATCCATCACGAGCGCGGCTGACGTGCCGAAAGCGCCAAGCTCTTCGTAGACGGCATGCAGCATGAGGTAGGTGTTGCTGCGTGCAAACACGTTCAACATGCGCTTTTGCGTCTCGGCCAGCCAGCTTTTGACCGGCGCGTAGTCCATGAGGTCTTCGTCTGGCAAAGCCAAGCGGAACCACGGTCTGGCCGGCGAGGTCATCCCCGACATCATGCCGGCGGCCAGCACGCGCAGGGAGCGCGATGCCGTGTTGTCGAAGATCGCGTTGTGCCTCTTGGTGCCCTTGTTGCGGTCGCTTTTGTAGAACCGGGTCGATCGCGGAAGCAGGTAATCGCTTAGCTCGCGCCAGTGCGCGATCCAGCTAGACCTCTCGGTCTGAAGCGCTACCCAGCGGCGCTGCGCGTCGGTGCGGGAGATCGGCATCAGCTTCCGAGCAGGCTTGTGCGGCCCAGCATGCCGCCGCTGACAGGAGCGCCCATCGTGCCGGTCAAGAACGTACCGCCAGGACCGCCTTGACCCATCGCGCGGTTACGTGCGGCGAGCGCTGCGATATTGGGACGTTTTTGGTTGGCGCGATTGAACTCGCGTTCGGCCTGGAGCTGCTGTTGCTCGGCCTGGCTCGCTGCCTGGTTTGCGGCGCGCTTCTGAGCCCTAGCCGCCTGCTGGCCTTGAACGACAGTCGCGCCTGCGGCGGCAGTGCTGGCGACGGCTGCAATGACGGGAAGAGCCTGAGCCATCACAACACCTGCGAGTAAACGATATCCTGCGTGCAATATCCCATGCGGGGCAGCATCCGGTCCAGCGTGGTCCTGGGCTTGGCGTGCCACAACATCATATCCGCCCCTCGGTCACGCGCTGTTTGCTCAGTCCCCGCAATGAGCCTGACCCCGGCCATGCCTCGACGGTGCGCCTTAACCAGAAAAAGCAGCTCATTCTGGCACACCAATAAGCCGCCATAGTGTGAGTGCGTGAACAGGTTATTAATGCTGTAGCCAATCAGGTCTTCGCCCTTGAACAGGCCCAGCGAAAGCATGGCGCCTGCGGCTTCCAGTGTTTGGTATCGCGCGACGTCAGGCTTGAGGACCATCAAGTCCAGATCGGTGGCCAACTCCGTGCGATGGGCCTCAAATAGCGGCCATGCGCGCTCGATCCACTCGGTCGCGACGATTTCGCGCACCACGGCGCTCATAGCCGTTCCAGGGGGTTATACTCGCCCCGCTCGGTGCGGCGTTCGTTGGCTGCAAAGAAACGCTCGCGCTCGCTGCGCGGAGCCACTGGCGCGGCGAAGGTCAGAGCCAGGGCGTCGCCGAGATCGGGGCTGGGAAGACCGCGCGCCTTGAGGTCGTCTTTGCTCTCCAGCACGCGCTTGCCCTGCGGGCTGAAACTGTAGGTCGGCGCGGCCAAATCCTGCTTGAGAGCCACATCATCGGGGATCGCGCCACCGAGGCGCAACCAATCGGCCATGGCGCTCCACATCTCGGCGCGCTTGTCGCGATAGGCCTCATCGATCGGCTTGCCGCCGAACCACACCTCGACGACATTGTGTCCCAGTTGCCGCAGGCGATCGATCACGCCGGAGCCATTGCCGGCATCGACGAATACCGCATCGGGCCGCCACTCTGCGATCTTGGCCGCGACGCGGTTGGCCAAAGTCATATTGTCCACACCGCGCATCACGATCGGCGGCAGGGCCACCATGCCTTGACGGGGGAAGATCACGGATCGATCATCGCCAAAGCGCGCGGGATCGACGCCAAGGATGCGCGGCGCGAAAGCGTATTCAGGCTCACGGTAGTGGCGCTGCGTGGCGGCCTGGACGTCGGACAGCGAGATGAGCTGATCCTCGCCGGCGGCAGAGAAGTCGCACAAATACTCGCGAGAGAAGGACGTCTCGCTCATGTCCCGGCGCAGGCGCGCGATCTCGTCCTGGGCCAGGGCGTCGGTGTCGTAGACAGTGTAGAGAGCGGCATGCCAATCGGGCAGTGAGCCAGCGCGGAAATAGAGTTCGGAAAACAGGTTAACGCCGCTCGGTGTACCAATGAACAGCGCCCAGCCCTGGCGATCGGACAGCGCGGGCTGCAGAATATCCTGCCACACCTCAGGCTTGATCTGAGCCACCTCATCAATGACAACGCCGTCGAGGCGCACGCCCCTCAAAGCGTCAGGGTTGTCGCCGCCGAAGATGCGGATCGTTGCCTTGTTGTGCCGAAACGTAACCGACAATTCGCTTTCGTTGATCGCCACGGCCTCATAAACCAAAAGCGGCGCGAGGCGCTGCTTTAGCCTGGCCCAAGCGATGGTCTTGGCTTGCTTCAAGAACGGCGCGACGTAGACATAGTAAGGCAAATCCACCTGCGCCCGTAGGGCCGCATGGATCAGCTCCATGAGAGCGACCTCGGTCTTGCCGGCGCGGCGATGCAGGGCCAAGACCGTAAAACGCTTCTTGCTGCGATGGCACTCGGCCTGCCAAGCGCGGGGGTAATAGTTGAGGGCGACCTTAGTCTGAGCCATCAAGCACGCCCGTGTAGACGACCAACGACAGCGCCCCACCATCATGCCCTGAGATCGGTTGCGTGGCTTTGCCGTAGCCTCGATCAATAAGCTCTTTGATCGCGGCGACGCGTGTAGCCTCGTTGTCGCTTCCAGGCTGCTTGGTCAAGCCAGCAATGCGAGCAAGCTCAAAGACAGCTTCAGGACCGTATTGTCGAGCAAGCTCTTTGATCTCAACGGTGGCCTTGTTCGGAATGCCTTTTCTGCGCCCGCTGTTAGCTGGGCGTGGCGTTCCAGGCTGTGGTCCTCTGGCGCCCATAGAAAATTCTAATTTCTGCTTTTCGCCGTCTTCGCCGAAGCCTTGAAGGCCGCAGCGGTCGGCGCTCCTTTTGACCCTGGCTTACGCATTGTCTCGCCGGAGCCTGCTTTGATGCGGGCTCTTTTAGCGTTGATGTTTGCGTACAGTCCGGGCTTTGCCATGTAACAGCCGTGCCTCCCTATTGCGGCGGAATTGGGGCAGTGACGGCAGACACGTCAGGGACTAGGGCGGTCAAAACCGTAAAGCCCCAAGCGGCCCAAGCGGGAAGCTGCGCGCCGATCCAAAGCAGTGCGCCAAGGAGCAGGGTGCCAAGCACGGTGAAACCGGGTGGTAGGGAGAGGGATAGTTTCACAATTTTACTCCTCGGCGCTTTGTAAAGCGTCAATCGCTAAGCCGGCGGTCATACCGCCCTGGGCGACGTTAGCACCCGCCTGGATTGCTCGCTCGTTTTGCTGAAACATCAAAGCATTGACAGCGATCGACAACACGACGCCGACCAGTAGGCCGCCCGTTGCGCCGATCACCTTGCCGCGCCAATAGGCCGCGCCTCGGATCTCGACATCATTGAGGCGGTGGCGTTCGTCAAGCCGGGCGATCTCTTGCAAGTGTTCGGCGCGCGCGCCTTCGAGGCGATCGGCAAACCTAGCTTCAGCCTGGGCTTCGCCGTCCCGCCGCCCCGTCTCGTACCGCTCACGACCCCATTGGTCTCGTTTGGCTGCTGCGGCCTGAACGGCGGCGGGGTTGCCGATGGCCGACATCAGAAGCTAGCCGCGCCGTTGGTAACGACCGGCCCGTCGGACACGGCCCCAAGGTCAACAAAACCACCGCCTTCGTCAGCGGCAATGGTCAACCCGGTCGCCTTGTCGGCCTCAAGCAGAGCCGCCACGGCAGCCGCGCGCTCCGTCATGCGATCGACAATCCCGGCCTCGCGCTCTTCGAGATTGGCCAACGCCTTGCGTTGGATCGACAACTCGGCCCGCACGCGCCCCAGCTCGGCCCGGTCTTCGATTTGGCGTTGCGCCAGCTCCAGGTGATTGCTCACGATCAGCCCCTCATTGCCCTTGCTGAACAAACTGTGGCCGCACCAAAACCTGATTGCGTGTGCGTGTCAAGCGCGCCGAGATCCACTCATAGGCGGCAACGTCCAAACGAAAACCAAAACCATAAACGGGTGTGGCGATCGGGCCTGTCGCGCCAAGCTCGCGCAGCGTCTTGCGAGCGCGGTGCAGTTGGACGTCAATCAATTTCGGATCGGCGTCATCCTTGGCCGCGCGACGCAGGAGCATGAGGCGTTCGCGATGGAGCGCGGCGGGGTAAGCGTCGTAGAGCGCGGCGATTAGCAGGGCCGGGGTCGTGGCCAGCCGGGGCGCGATCATCTCCAGGCCCCACATAACGGGATGTAGCTCGTCATGCAGGGCCTGGCGAATCTGACGCAGCTCTTCTTCCAGCTCGGCATATCTCTGCGCCCACTCTGAACACTGACGCTCCAGTTCATTGTTTCTTACAATCAAGTAATGTTCAGACATTTTCTATACCCCGCATTTTACAAAACGGCTCAAAACTCACTCACTGCCCCCAACACTCACTTTTTCGCTGATTCACTCACCTCACTCCCCTATAAGGGAGTGAGTGAAAGTGAGTGAGTGAATCGCGCAAAAGTGAGCGTTTTTGTCACCGGTCACCAGTGAGTGAAAAGTGAGGTGAAAGTGAGCGGTGAGCGAAGTGTGCAAACCTGACCACTTCCCTCACTTTCGGTCACAAGTGACTCACCGGTGAGCGAAAGTGAGTTAATCGTCAACCCCTTGGTTTTTAACAATAAGTGCCAAAGCCGACGCCCAACCCGGCTCAATAATGACCCAGCCTACCCTTTCACCGTCCTGGCCAGTGCTTTTAATCCAGTCCGCATTGGTTAAGGCATGGATCAGCTTCCCCTCTGAGCCTGGGGCAAGCATGTTTTTGATGGCTCCGGGCTTGTAGCCGTCTGCTTCCAGCAGCGATTGCAGGGCAGACCGAGCCACAAAGGGGCTGCCTTCGACCCACTGGCTGCTTCCAGCCTCCCATGCGCGGCTCATTGTCTTCTGGTGATGGTGGAGCTTGTTGGGTTTTCCGCCCTCACCGGGCTCACTTGTGACCTCACCAGTGACCTCGATGACCGCGCTGGTGACTGGCTCGCCATCCTCATCGAGCCATCCTTCGATGGCGACAGACGTAAGCTGGGCGCTAATGGGCGGCTTCAGCTCGGCGTCTTTGGATTTGCGCTGGACAAGCTGCAACCTGCCACCGTCACCGGGGACGACGCTGATCTCGATGTCCAGCGCGCCCCTCCAGGCGCTAGATCCTCTCGCGCGGTGCTGTGCCTCTTCGCTGACGCCGGTATGATGAACAAGAAGGACGGCGCATCCAAACTCGCGCATCAGCGCCGCGCAGGCATCCAACATCAATTTGGCGTCCTGAGCGCTGTTCTCGTCGCCGCGCAGGAAGCGGTGCAGGGTATCCACCACAATGATAGCCGGCACGGACGGCAGGGCTCGGATATGCTCGATCGTGGCCTTCAGCCCGCTTGGAGTGTTAAGATCGACGCCGCTCTGACTGAGCCACATGGATAGGCTTGTGGCCCCATGGCGTTGTTTCCACGCCGCAATCCTTCCGCGCAGGCCGTGGTGTCCTTCGCCCGCGAGGTAGCACACAGACCCAGGCTTGACCTTATGGCCGTTCCAATCGGTCAGCCCGGCGGCCATGTGCAAAACCCAATCAAGGACGGCAAACGTCTTGCCCCCGCCAGAAGGGCCATGCACCATGATCAGCGCATTAGCTTGCAGCCAGCCCTTGACCATCCATTCGATCGGGGCGGGTTGGCTTGCAAAATCATCGGCGGGGATCAGCCAATCGTAGGTCGGCGGTGACAGAAGGGTCGAGAGGTCGTGGCCTGCGGCGACATAGTCGTTGGCGTCGCCAGTAATCGGAATGACGATGACGCTTGCGCCGTGCTTGGCTGACGCTTGATCTGCGTACTTTTGGCCGGTGCCGCTGGCGTCATTGTCGGCCACGATCACAACGCGGGCCTGGGGGTGAGCGGCGACGATATGGCCAGTGACAGGAACCAGGTTGGAGGCGCTATAGGCTACAATGCACGGCCTGCCCGTCACCTCATAGATGGTGGCGGCGGTCGCGAAACCCTCGGCGATGTAGATCAGCTCGCCCTCAACAGCCCCGATCGCCCAATACCGACCGCCTGTTGTGCCGCCTGCGTGATAGAGCTTGCCTCCGTCTGCGTCTATATACTGCAGTGACGACAGCGCGCCGGCCTCATCAAAGAGCGGGGCCATTAGCCGCCCGTCTCCTGTGATCCGCAGGCCATGGGCCTTGACCCTCTTTCTGGCGAGGTATGGGTGGTCATCGCTGGCCGCGCCCGCCTGGCTCCAAATGACGTCTACAGTCTCGGCGGCTTGGGCGGCCTTGGCATCGCGTGCCTCCCGCGCCTCACGCTGACGGCGCATCACCGCCATCTGCTCTTGCGGAGTCAGCTCGCGCCCCACATCAGCGCGAAAATTTTGACTGACGCCCGAACGCCAATCGCCAAACGCGCCTGCGCACACGCCCTCTGCGTAAAACACATACCAGCCCGGTTTGTCATGACCGCCCTGGCCTTTGCTCCCCGTCGCAAACCGATGCAGGTTGCCGTCCAGAATGATCCTGTCGGGCGGGGTCACGCCGGCTTGAAGCATCGCGTCTCGGATCTGATCATCGATCGGCTTTGCCGTCGGCGGGCTCCAGGGGCCGCCAAACACCCTTGTCAGGTCGGTCATGGCCGCCCTCTTTCAAAGTAAGCGCTCAGCGCTTGAGCCGTCCGCATGCTTACGCCGCCTCCCTTGGAAAGCCGTAGGAGTGTGCTGTAGCCCACACCCGTCGCTCGGCTTACGGCCCGCAAATTGCGGTCCACGAGTGCAAGCCTGATTTGGTCGATCGTCAACATCTATCGCCTCAATGATAAAAAAAGTGGTCGCCCCTGTTGACAGAACCGCTCACCAAAGGCAAGACAGTTTTGCCCGACCGGATTGGCCGACTGGGCGCAACGAAAGAAACGACAATGGCTATACAACTGAAGCGCACGGGCGCCATTGCCCGTGATGGCGTCAAGCTGCTTGTGTACGGACAAGCCGGCGCAGGCAAAACCTCTCTGATCCCCACCCTACCCAACCCAATCGTGTTGTCAGCCGAGGCTGGTTTGCTGTCGATCGCCGGGGCCGACGTGCCCTATATCGAAATCAGTGACATCGGAGACCTGCGGGAAGCGTTGTCTTGGGTCAGCCGCAGTGACGAGGCTCGCGCTTTTGAAAGCGTGGCCCTCGACAGCATCAGCGAGATTGCCGAGGTGGTGCTGGTCGCTGAGAAGCGCGTGGCCAAAGATCCACGCCAAGCCTATGGCGCAATGCAGGACGCCATGGCTGAGTTGATCCGGTCATTTCGCGACCTGCCCGGCAAGCACGTTTATATGAGCGCCAAGCTCGAGAAGCAGGCCGACGAACAAGGCCGGCTACTCTACTCGCCCAGCATGCCCGGCAACAAAACCGGCCAAAGCCTGCCTTACTTTTTCGACGAAGTGCTGGCTTTGCGCGTCGAGAAAGACCCTGACGGCGCAGTGCAACGGGCGCTGCAGTGCGACGGAGACGGCCTTTGGCAGGCCAAGGACCGCAGCGGCAAACTTGAGGCGTGGGAACCTGCTGATCTGGGGCATATCATTCGCAAGGTGCAATCATGACCCCGCTTCCCCAACAATGGATTGAAGCCAAAGAAGCCGAGGCGCGGGCCATTGCGCAGCGGCGGGCCGTCGAAGATCAGATGATCAAGGCCAACCTGCGCGAGGCCAAAGGCTACAAAATACGCATTGTCGAGCGCGACAATTGGAAGATTGACAGCGATCACCTGCAAACCCTGGCCGAAGCCCACGGGCTAAGCGATCACTTAAGCACGCTGTTTCGGTGGAAGCCTGAAGTGGACATGCGCCAGTGGCGATCGGCTGACGGCAAAATCACCAAGCCCCTGCTCCCGGCCATTACCATTACCCCAGGCCGGCCATCGTTCACCATCACAAAGGAGGACTAACAATGAAGCTGCATCAAACTTTCACCCTGGACGATCTGCCTGTCGGCGGCGGCCAGTATGATCCCCTGCCGCCTGGCTGGTATCAGGCGCGCATTGTCGAGGCCGTGGGCAAAACGACGAAGGCCGGCACTGGTGAGTATATCGCGGTGCGCTACGACATTACCGGCCCCAGCCATCAGGGTCGCGTGGTGTACGGCAACATCAACCACTCCAACCCCTCGGCCAAGGCGGAGCAGATTGGCCGCCAGCAGCTGGGCGAGCTGATGCGGGCAATCGGGCTGACCAAGATTTCAGACACTGATCAGCTGGTCGGCGGGGTCTGTGAGATCAAGGTTGATATCCGCAAGGGCGACGGCCAGTACGCCGATAGCAATGAGATTAGAGCTTGGAAGGCTTTGTCTGCCGGCGTTCCTGCCTCGGTCGGCGAAACCCCCGCCGCGCCTGGCGCGGCCACGCAAGCCGCCCTGAGCCGTCCGACCCCGCCATGGCAGGCCAAGAAGTGAGCGCCTTGGCGGATCCCCAGCACACCGTTGTCACCCTGATCGACAATGCTGTGCGAAACCAAGACAGGGCGGGGCGCAAGCCTCGCCCGCATCTTGGAGCATCCATGTTGGGGCATGAGTGCGATCGTTGGTTGTGGCTGAGCTTTCGGTGGGCCGTGGAAGACAACCACGAAGGGCGGCTTTTGCGCCTGTTTCGACGGGGCCAACGCGAAGAAGAGGTCATGTTGGCCGATCTGGAGCTGGCCGGGTTGACGATCGTGGACACGCAGGTGGCGGTGTCTCTTGGCGGCCATGTGGCTGGCACGATCGACGCGATCGTTCTGGGCGTACCTGAGGCGCCAGAGAAGCCGCACGTCGCTGAATTCAAGACGCACAACGCACGGTCTTTTGCGGGCTTGTTGAAAGAGGGCGTCGAGAAGGCCAAGCCGACGCACTACGTCCAGATGCAGGTCTATATGCACGCGACGGGCATTGACAGGGCTTTGTATCTGGCGGTCTGCAAGGACGACGATCGGCTATACTCAGAGCGCGTGCGCTATGATCGGCTGGTTGCAGAGGAAGCCGTGCTGCGCGCCAAGCACATTACTGCAAGCGACCGCCTGCCCGATCCTATGTATGGGGCCAGCGCGGCATATTACGTGTGCAAGATGTGCCCCGGCAATTTCTTTTGCCACACCGAAAGCATGACCAATCAAGTGCATTGTCGCACTTGCGCTCACTTTACAGCTCGCCCGGACGGCACAAGCCATTGCGCGGTGTACGACGCAGAGATCCCCTACGACGCGCAAGTCGAAGGCTGCGACAGCCATGTGCTGCACCCTAATCTTGTGCTGTGGAACCAGGCCGAAAGCCCGGACGGGATCACTGGCGCTTATCGCATTGAAGGCGCGGTGGTGTTGAACGGGGCCGGGGGCGTGTCGTCACGCAAGCTTGTCAACGATCATTGGACGCCCTTTTAACTGTGGGAGGCGGCAATGCTACGCGATTATCAACAGCGCGCCCTTGACATGCTGTTCGAGTATTTCGAGCAGCACACGGGCAACCCGTGTTTGGTTTTGCCGACCGGCGCGGGCAAGAGCCACATCATCGCTGAGTTTTGTAAGTTGGTCGTGTCCACCTACAGCGACCAGCGCATCCTAATGCTGACGCATGTCAAGGAGCTGATCGAACAGAACGCTGCCAAGATGCGCCAACACTGGCCGGACGCGCCGCTTGGGATCTACTCTGCTGGCCTGCGCCAACGGAATGCGGGCGAGGCGATTACGTTTGCCGGCATTCAAAGCGTCGCCAAAAAGGCTGACCTGCTTGGTTGGGTGGATATCGTTTTGATTGACGAATGCTTCCCATCTGGCACCAAAATTCAAACCACAACGGGCTTAAAAAATATTGAGCTTGTGAGGTGTGGCGATCATGTATATAACGCCAATGGAATTGGAAAGGTCGTAAGAGTATCCGCCAAGCCATCTTACGAGCTTTACAAATTGGAGTTTTCAGATGGAACGAGTGTTGAATGCACAAAAAACCACCCCTTCTTTACAGAAAAAGGATGGCAACAAGCAGCGTCCTTGGAGATCGGATCGCATGTTTTTGGCATCGAAGGCGTGCGTTTGTTGTGGGAAGCCGTTTTCTCCCTGGATAAAGCGGGACACGAAAACACAAAAAATAATTTCGGCTTGTCCGGAGCCTACCTGGAACAAGCAAAAAACCTGCTCGGCGTCTTGTGCGAAGAAATTCAAAAACCCGATGAGCAATCATCAGTCTCGATTAAAAATGAAGGCAAAACTTCGAGAAATAAAGCACAAGCCTATTCGTCGTGGAGGCAACGGGCAATTGCTGCCATTAGCTCAATTAGCAATGCTGCATGCTTTGGGCGAGGGATGGGAAGCGGAGCTTCCAATCAAAACCAATGTAAAGCGCAGCAATACAAGCGGTTTACCAACTTGCTACAAAGTGGATTTGGCAAACCAATCTATAAAGTTAGCCATCGAAATAGACGGCTTAAGTCATTCAAGCCTAGAGCGGAAAAAACAAGATTTGAAGAAAACAAATTTTTTGATTTCCCAAGGCTGGAGCGTATATCGATTGTCAAACGAAAGAGCCCTGTTCCTGTATTCAACCTTCAAGTCGAAGGACACCCTTCTTTCTTTGCTAACGGAAAATTAGTTCATAACTGCCATCGCATTAACCACGCGGCGGAAGGAAACTATCGGCGCCTGATTGATCAATTGACGGCAATCAACCCCCAACTGAAAGTGATCGGCTTGACCGCCACGCCCTACCGGCTGGGCCACGGCTACATCACAGACGCACCCGCCATATTTACCGATCTGCTCGAGCCGATCGAGGTCTTGGATCTTGTCAGACAGGGCTATCTGGCGCCGCTTAGATCACTGGCCACTGCGACCAGGTTTGACTTGAGCGGGGTCAAGAAACGCGGCGGGGAATATGTTGAGGCCGATCTCGAGGCGGCGGTGAACAGAGCCGATCTCAATCAATCGGTGGCCGCAGAGATCTTCGACAAAGCTGAGCAGCGGGAAAGCATTTTGGTGTTTTGCGTTTCCGTCGCCCACGCCTTTGCCATGCGCGATGCGCTGCAGGCGCTGGGAGTAACGACAGAAACTATTGTCGGCATAACCCCGCCTGATAAGCGGGCGCAGATCATTGCTGATTTCAAGGCCGGAAAAATCCGTGCGCTGACAAACGCCAATGTTTTGACTACCGGCTTTGATGCTCCAAATGTGGATTGCATTGCCGCTTGTCGCCCCACCCTATCCACTAGTCTTTATGTGCAGATGCTGGGTCGAGGGACGCGATTAAAAGAGCACATCAATGATTGTCTGGTGCTGGATTTTGCGGGGCTGACGCACACGCATGGTGTGTTCGATCAGCCAATCGTGAAAAAGCCCAAGAAAACGGAGGGCGGCGAGGCTCCAGTAAAGGCCTGCCCTAAGTGTCACACCCTTTGCCACACCGCTGTCCGCCAATGCCCGCATTGCGGCTATATGTTTCCACCGCCAAAGCCGCCACAGATGGAGCTTAAGGTTGCTCCGATCATGAGTGATGAGCTTGTGTCGCTTGCCATGGTCGTGAAGGATTGGCGCTGGGATATACACAACAATGGGACCGATATGCTCCGGGTTCGGTATTATCCGCACGACATGCTGCGTGATGTGGTGACGGAATACTTCACTGTTTGGCATGGCGGCGCGGCATCGTACCGCGCTTGGGAATCGCTAAAAAAAATTATGGGGCCGTTGGGGCTGCCATGCAGCCAGGACGATGATATCTATGCCTACCTACACAACGCGCCCCCGCCGACGTCGATCACCTATCGCAAAGAAGGCCGGTTCTTCCGCGTCATTAGCAGGAGCTGGGAGCCGATCCGCTCGCTCTGAACACGTCGAGCAACGCGAGTTTGTAAGCTGGTTCCGCCAGACTTACACGGCGCGGATCTTTGCGATCCCTAACGGGGAGGCGCGCTCGCGCACTGCTGGCGCGCGGCTCAAGGTGGAGGGCGTCAGCCCTGGCGTGCCTGATCTGTGTGTGCCGGCCTGGGGTTTGTGGATTGAGATGAAGCGGGCCGACGGTGGCGTAGTGTCAACCGTGCAGGCGGATTGGCACGCGTACCTTGCAAGCGTTGGCCATACGGTGATCATCGGCCACGGCTTGGCGGATGCACAAAAAAAGATGCAGGAGTGGTTGCTTTCGCGCTCACATTATGGGACAAAGAAAAAGAAGGAGGGCTGAGACATGACGAAAAACGAACGTCTCGCAAAGAAGATCCAGGCCTATTGGGCTGAGCGCGGCTATCTGGTGAAGATATCGGCGAGCCCGGAAGGTCTGAGCAGCGCGACGATCAATGGTGCGCCTTTGGCGAAACCAGTGTTGCGTCCGTCAGTGCAAAAAAAGGGAGGAAAGAAAAATGGACGTTGAAGGTTTGCACCGGCTGATTGCCGAGGAAGGGCCAGGTCTGGGCTGGTGTATCGAGCGGCGCGCTAGTCGCGCGGCCAGTGCTTATGAGGCAATGGCAACGCAGCTGCGTGCTGTGCATGCGGCGGCGTGTCTGTCCGTGATCTCGGTGGACGATATCTGCGACTACAGTGACGAGTATCTGGCCGAGAGCGCGCAGGAGA